GTGCAAACTGGTTCAACAAGTCCTGATCTAACTAACTAGATCGTAGAGTTACCCCGGCGCACAGCCCTTGCGCCGGGGCTAACATTAGAAAGGAAAGACAATGCCTGCAACATACGTAACTGAAGCCGAACTTCGTTCTGCCCTTGGCATTGGTGCTTTATACAGCTCAGCAGTAGTGGAAGAATGCTGCCAAGCAGCAGAAAACGTTGTAAAAAGCAAATTGTGGTTTAATACAGTTTCAGTAGTTGCTACAGAATTAACCGACAATTTAGCGACACTTTACACAAACGTACCGCATCAATTTAGCATCGGGCAGACAGTTACAGTTACGCACAGCGGTGCGACATTTAATGGATCACAAACGATAACCGATACAGGCTCATACACAATTACTTTTGCGCTAGTAGCAGCAGATCAAATTAAGTTTCAGTTACAACCTTTTGGGTCAGTTACAGGTGCAAACACATTTCATAATTACGCCACATTGCCTGAAGTTAACCTAGCTTCTCTTATGATTGCTGTTGACATTTGGCAGGCTCGCCAAGCTTCAAACGCTGGTGGCATATCACCAGATTTTCAACCTTCGCCGTATCGCATGGGCAATACTCTAATGGCACGTGTTCGCGGTTTACTTGCGGATCACTTAGCGCCGGGCGGTCAAGTAGGATAATGTCAGCAATCTCTACCCTACGAGGAACAATCGCTACCGCGCTAACTGACAATACGGCGTGGCAGGTGTTTTCCTTCCCACCTGCCACACCGCTTGCTAATAGCATTGTGGTGCAACCTGGCGATCCATACATTGAGCCAAGCAACGACCATTACAAAACCATCAAGCCTAAGGTTAACTTTAAACTAATAGTGCTAACCCCTATGTTTGATAACCAAGGCAACCTAATTAACATTGAAGATTATTATTTGAATATAGTAAACAAGCTGGAAGCATCGTCAATTGTATATTCCATTGGCACTTTCAGCGCACCGGCGGTCTTAACCGGAACAGCAGGCGATCTGCTATCCGGGGAAGTATCAATCAGCGTACTATCCGATTGGAGCTAAAACATGGCTGATATAGACAAAGAACGCGAGGCTTTTCTTGCCAAAATCGGCCAGGTTGAGCCAAGCGAAAAAGCACCAAAACCAACAACTAAGAAAGATGAGGAATAAGCTAACATGGCTGTATTTTTAAATAATACTGTTGGCCTGAAGATTAACGCTGTTGATCTAAGTGACCACGTAACGTCAGTTACTCTTAATCGTGCTGCTGATGAACTTGAAGTCACAGCTATGGGAGATACCGCACATAAGTTTGTCAAGGGTCTAGAATCAGGCTCACTAACTGTTTCATTTTTAAATGACACAGCAACATCAAACGTACTACAGACACTTAATGCCGCATTTGGTACTACTGTGGCTGTAAAGATGGTACAAGCGAAAGTTCCAGTAGTATCGGCAACTAATCCGCTTTACACCTTTGATATTCTAGTCAACAACCTAACACCTATTAACGGCGCGGTTGGCGACATGGCAACACAGGATATTACTTTTACGATAAACTCTGTTGTAACAGTAGCCGACACCGGCACGTTCTAATTTAACAAAGGGGCAAAAATGGCAAGTCTAAAAGTTGTAAGGGCAGATGGCACGGAAAGTATCCATGAGATAACACCTGCTGTTGAATATGCTTTTGAGCAGTATGCTAAGAAAGGCTTTTACAAAGCTTTCAGAGAAGATCAAAAGCAAAGTGACATCTATTGGCTTGCCTGGGAATGTCTGCGCAGAGCAGATGCACCCGAGGTTTATCCATTTGGGGATAAGTTCCTAGGTACTTTAAAGGCTGTTGAAGTACTTGGTGATGATTCCCCAAATGGCTAACGCGTGATTCCTATACGTACAGAGTAGCCCAGCTAGCTGTACATACAGGGATTGCGCCTAGTGAGTTTATTAATATGGATAGCAGTATGTTAAGAGCTATACAAGAAGTGCTAAAGAAACAGGCGGAAGATAGGAATCATGCCAGTAGAGGTAGAAGGTCTAGAAGGGTTTAGGAAAGCCCTGAAAGAATTAGCACCTAATATAGCCAAGGAAATGAACAATCAGATCAAGGCTCAATTAAGTCCTATTGTTCAAGATGCTAGAGCTAAAGTGCCTGCGTTTGTTTTTGGCCCACCAAACAATTGGTCAAACAATCCCGGTAGCGGTTTTCCAGAATATAACCCATCGCTCATTAGAGCTGGGCTTGTTTATTCTATGGCTGGTCAAAAGAAAACCAAAGGTGGCTTTAAGTCTATGATTAGCCTACTGAACAAAAACGCTGCCGGCGCAATTATTGAAACAGCAGGCAGAACTAATCAATACGGCAGACCTACAAGCCACATGGTACCTATTGGTATATATGGTCGCACAATGCGTGTCAAGACCACTAAAGATAGTCAGAGCAATAATCCAGATGCAGGCAACATGATGATTAATAGGCTAGATGCTCACGTTGGAGAATTAAAGAATTACAAAACAAGCAACCCAAAAACCCGTGGTCGTTTACTTTATGCAGCTTATGCAGAAAACCAAGGCAAAGCGGTTGCAGCTATTATGAATGCTATAAACAAAGCAAGGGAAGATTTTAACAGGCAATCTGTGCTTTATGATTACAAGAAGGTGGCTTAATGAGTACTAACATTGTTGTTCGCATCATTGGCGAACTTAAAGATGCTGGATTTATCAAAGCTGAAAAACGATCATCTGCATTAGAAAAAAAGTTTGATAAATTAGGAAAGACGGCTAAGCGCACATTTTTGGCTATTGCCGGTATTGGTGCCCTAAAAAAATCAATCACCGCGTTTGCTGCTGAAGACAAGGCTGTAAGGCAATTAACAGTATCCTTAAACAATTTAGGTTTAGCCTACAACGTTCCAGCCTTAGAAGCGTTTATCAAGCAAACAGAATTAGCCACAGGCGTTTCGGGGGAACAATTACGCCCAGCCATACGTGATCTTGTAGCAACTACGTTAGATGCCGAGCAAGCAACCCAATTACTAAACACAGCACTTGATTTAGCAGCAGGCACAGGCGCAAGTTTAGATGCAACTGTTAACGCACTAACAAGAGCATTCAACGGAAACTTTGCTTCACTAGGCAAAATCCAGACAAGATATACATCTGCTGAACTTGAAGCTATGGGGTTTGCTGAGGCAGTAGCAACTCTTAATGGTGAGTTTAAAGGCACATCTGCTGCTGCTGCTGATTCTTATCAAGGCAAGATAGACAGATTAAGCACAGCCTTAGGCGATGCTTCCAAGATTATTGGTGAAGATGTTTTACAAGCTTTAGAGAAGTTAGCAGATGGCGATTTTGACAAAGTGTTATCTGGTATTGCCAATGCTGCCAACTTTTTAGGATCAGCTTTTAATTCATTAGCATTTAGTTTGGCTTACACGCGCGAGTTTTTAGGCACAGGATTTAAAATTGATGCTGGTGAACAGGCTAAATTAGATGCTATAAAGAATCAATTTTTCCCAACACCTGGCTTTGGTGGAACTAGAACAAACCCTGCCTTGTTGCGTGATTATGCGAAGCAATTAGATTTACAAAAGAAGATTGTTAAAGAGCGCGACAAAGCCGTTAAGTTATCTGAGAAAGACAAAAAGAATCAGGCTGCACTTGCTAGAGCAAAGGCTGTATTTGACTTAGAAAAGATACAGATAGAGGCTGCTTTACAAGGCAAGATTACTGAAGAAGAACGTGTACGCCTGCAATTGATGAAGGCTATTGCTAATGAGAATGTAGATAAGGTTAATGAATTAACAAACAGATTAACAGAGCTTCAAGCACAAACTGTCAAACTTGCCACTTCATTAACAACTTTTAAAGCTAATGATCCGTTTGTCGGCTGGGATGAGCGCATAAAGGATTTAAGCAAACAGATTGATGAAATGACAAAGAAGCGCGTTATGGACTTCTTGGCTAACTTCACAGCTACAAATACATTTTTCATCAATCAAATTTTAAGTGGTAATCCGTTTATAAATGCCAATGCTAATGCTGCCGCAGCAACAGCAGCTCAAGCTAATATTGATGAGCTTTTAGGTGATGCTGAGGCGGCACGTGCGCAAGCCGCACAGGCACGTGCGGAAGCTGAGGCTGCAAGAATTGCAGCAGAGGCTGCCATAGCTGCTGCAAGAAGTGAAGCTGAAAGAATTATTGCTGAAGAAGCGGCAAGAGCAGCAAGAGCAGCAGCAGATGCCGCGGAAGCAATAGAAGAATCAGCCGCAGCACTTGATGCAGCAGCAGCTGCAAGAGCAGTAGCCGAAGCAGAGAGATTAGCGCGAGAGGCTGAACAGGCAGCCGAATTGTTTGCAGCAGAGGCAGCAGCAAGGGATGCAGAAGCAGCCTTGTTAGACAGCTCTTTGCTTTTTGATACTTCAGTAATTTCAGCAGCAGCAGCAGGTGTACCTATAACTGAAATCAACGTAACTGTGGAAGGCTCAGTAATAGCAGCTGAAGATTTAGCTGAAACGATTACCGACATTCAATACACTTATCAGAAAACTGGAAAGGGCTTGCTGTTTAGCAGCATAGCTATCTAATGCCAGCACCTACAATTAGAGTGTTTGTTGACTTTGATAGCGATACTGCATTTGAAATCAACCCACTTATCCTAAATAGCCTTACTGAAGGTATCTTAGGTACTAATACCCTTGGCTCTGGCACATTGCCAGTTGAGATTACTGACCTAGTAACTAGGGTAAACATTCGCAGGGGTCGCAACCGCATTACTTCTAAGTTTGAAGCTGGTACGGCTAACGTAGTTCTCTATGATCAGAATGGCGATTGGAATCCCACAAACACAGCAGGCGCTTATTACCCTAACCTAGTACCGCTTAGGCAAATAATTATATTTGCTACTTATGCGACCAATGACTACTTCTTGTTTTCAGGCTTCATTACCAATTACGATACTGGCTTTAGGCAAGGCAATGATGAACTAAGCACAGTTACCCTTAAATGCGTAGATGGGTTTAAACTTCTTGCAGGCTCAGCCATAGACACAGTAGCAGGCTCAGGGGTTCAGCTCTCAGGGGCTCGCGTGAATGCCATCCTAGATGACATAGAATGGCCTATAAGCCTACGAAATATAGATACTGGTGATTCCACCCTACAGGCAGACCCAGGTACGGCCAGAGATGCCTTAGAAGCCTTATTTACAGTAGAGCAGAGTGAGTTTGGCGGCATCTTTGTTGATGTCAATGGCAAGGTAGATTTTGTAAGCCGTAACAACCTAATATCTAATCCGGCCTTCCCGGTCTATGAGTTTAGTGATCAAGGCGTGGACATCTCCTACACCAATGCAGTAGTAGCGTTAGACGATACTACGTTGATTAATGACGTAACTATTACACGCCTAGGCGGTACAGCTCAGAATGCCTTTGACCAAGATTCAATTGATAAGTTCTTTCTTCATTCAGGCACACGCTCAGGCATATTAGTACAGACAGATGCAGAGGCTTTAAATCAGGCTCAAGGCATCCTAGCCACACGCAAAGACCCTGAAGTACGCATAGATAGCATTCAGCTTAATCTCTATGATGATGCCAACCCCAATAAGCCATTGGCAGGGGTAGATATAGAATTACTAGATGGGGTAACAGTTACCAAGACTACCCCAGGCTCTAGCAGCGTGGTGCAATCAAGCCTAGTAAATGCTATTCATCACGACATTACTCAGTCATCCTGGATGACTACCCTATAC